GGACCGAACCTTCGCGTCAAAATCTGCCGGAACTGCTACCATGCTGATTTCATGCGGCTCCCAATCAATAGCGCGGTAGTTATCGAGTTTGCCATCCTCTTTTGCCTTCGAACGGCTGTACTTGTGGACAGCATAACCGACGGATACGTTCTGCAAAATGCCGTCGCGGGCCATTTCCATTACTTTATTGCCTTTGTCGGTATTGGCAAAGCGCAGGGTAGCATACCCTTTTTTGCCGTCTGTCCATGCCCGCTCCACGACGCCTACAACGGTATCCAAAACAGACCCATAAGCATCATGGTTATCCAGAACAGGCGCGCCGGCGTTAAGGCGGTCCATGCGGACGTGCGCCGAATCGAAAGAAAGTTCTTCGTTGATCGGGCCGTATTCCCACGTGTACATCCGCACGGGCTTATCACTGCCGAACACGACCTCAATCGTGCGCTCATCGGTATTGATGCTTCCAGGCTTGAAGGCCGCCCGCATCTGCAAACCGGCGTATTCCCGCGTTTCATGCGCTGGCTGCTGGCTGCTCGCTTGCTGCGGTTGCGTCGTTTGTGCTTTGCGCGTCCGGAGCATTGGCATCCGGCGTTTGCGTTTGTTCTTTCCCATTTGCTTTTGCCGTTACTATTTGCCCCAACATATCCATCGGGGCCATATTTTGTTGAATGAAAAGTTGATCGCCGCCCTCGATCCGGTTCATGTTTTTGCGTGTCCGGATTTCGTTTGGCGTCATCCACCCGTTTTGAACCGCGCTGCTGAAAAATGCGGCCTGCGCCTGCATATCGCCCATCATCATGGCATCAAGGTCGAAGGCGAAAAAGCGTCGCCGTGTCCGGCTTTCGGACGTGGTGAAAAGTTTGCTGTTAAATTCTTCCTCAATTTTCTTTGCCCAGGGCCGAAGGCAATGCACCACGAAGTCCTGATTCTGCTGCTCCATGTTTGAGAATGTGGAGCGGTCCAATTGCGAAAGCAGATGCAAGGGCACTTTGAAAATCTGGCTGACTTCGACGGTAGAAAGGTTCTGGAAGTCAATAACCTTGCTCCCCTCCGGCCCGGCCTGCATCGGCTTGAAATCGGCCCCGGCATCCAACACCATTATTGACCCGGCATTTTTGCCGCCCAGATGTTGCTCAGTAAGTTTCGTTTTCAGAACGTCGCGCTGATCCTTGCTCAGCACATTTGGGAATGTAATAAGTCCGCCCACGCTTGCGCCCTTCTCAAAATAGGTCTGCGAGTATTTGGCAGCGTTCACGCCCAGGCCGAAAGTATCCTGATGAACCAGGGAAACCCGCTTACCCATCAACCCTGTAAACGACACACCTTTAATATGTATCATCTCCGTTTCCGGCAAATACACATTGACGGTCTGGTTATCGAACACCCCGGAAACGTGGTAGAACAATTGCCCACCCTGCCCGTAAACCACTGTTACGCACTCCTGCGGGATCAATTCCAGCGCGTAAGGCTTGAATGTTTCGGGGTCAAAATGGATGCGGGCGTAACCGTTCCCCAGGCAGGCGTTCGAAACCAGCGTTTGCAGAAAATCGAACATGGAGTAGTGGGGATGTGGCCTCCCGTCGATCAAATAGGATACCGGGCTGTTATGGTCAGGGAAAACATCGCCGTCGGATTGCCGGCTGAAAACGCCCCGGTTTAGACTGGCGATGCCTTCGGAAATGTACCTAATGGCGGACCATGCCGGGGGAATGGTAAGCACAATTTCATTGGAAATGGTGGTGCCTCCTGTGGAATAGGAAGTAAGGCCAAGGTAGGCCGCTACCTGCGGATTGGTAAGGTCTAATCCGCGCTGCTGCGAAGGCTGTTCAACCTTGCGCGCATAAAAAAGCCCGATTTCGTAGCCACCTATCCGCATATAAATGCAAAAGTGGGCTACTATCGGGCCAAAGGGCCTATTTCGTTAGTGGTTTAGGGGCAATGGAATTGGGTTTTTACTGCCCAAAAAAGCAAAACACCCCTCCGCGGCTAACGGAAAGGCGTTTTGCGGCACTTATATCAGTTCAGGTATTTCTATACTTGCGGGTGTTTGCAGAATTTTCATAACTTCTCCTTTCCTAAATTTATTCCAACAAGTAAAAATATAATATGTCTTAAGTTGGTCTGAAAACTTCATTCTGCCATCCCGCTCCTGCTCTAATCGCTGCCTTAACAACAAAATAGGGCTACCATTATCAAGGCCAACCCCTGTCGCTATCTTTGAAAGAAACTCCCATGCGTCATCCGCATTTTTTTCCGCAAACAAAAAGTAAAGCACTCCGTATTGCGACATATTGAACAACCTCGAATACCCGTAACATTTCTCTGCAATGTGGAGCGCGTCTACATACCGGCGATCGTTCGTAACTTCCTCTAATATCCTAATATTTGCAATAACATCCTTGTATTCATCTTTTTTCGCGTTTTTTTCTGTGCCTGCGTTGTATTTTCCAACCATAGATTTTTTACCCTCTTTAAATGCTAAAACGCGCCTGCATATTGCCGCTAAATTATTTGCATTTGTAATGCCGTTTAACTTCAAAACATCTCCGGCACTTCTTGCGATACCTGTATCTAATACATCCATCGCGCGGCTATCAAGCCCGCCAATAACAATATATTTTTGAGTCGTATTACTTTGTATTATTGCGTGTAGGGTATGTTGTTTGTCGCACAAAACACCGTCGGAATTAAATTTTATCGAATCCCCGGTAAAAATCCAATATCCCAACTCCATCTGCTTTGAAAGCCAATTAACATGCCTCTTTCTTATCCCCCTGTTATTTGTGTTGTAATCTAATAGCCGCCTGGCAATTTCAGGCGTAATACTGCAAATTATCGGCGTTTTAAAGTCGTGGTTTGTGCCAAAAATTTGGCGCAAGATTTGGCAAGAAATGTCTTGCCCCTTGATATTGGTGTTTTTTGTTACGGAACTTGGCCGCACATTTGTGATACTTTGTTGCATAGATAAGTTTTTGCCGTCCGCGTATTAGCAGTGCGCGGACGGTGTTGTTAAAAAATATTGCTCAAAAATAGTAAGAAAAACTGTTTTTACCTTACAGATTTCAGCACCCACCGATCCCAGTCAAAAATGAAGGTAGCCGCTCCAACGGCATTGTATTGGGTCGGCACAAGCACTTCTATTTTCTGTCCCGTTTGGCCAAGTTCAAACCGTATTTTCTCCCACGCGGTTTGCAGGTCTTTTGTGCGGTAGCCGTGTATTTCGGGTTCAAAGGTCATTTTATTTAGATTTAAACAGTAAGCCAACCAGACCTCACGCTTCGGGGCTAATCGCCTCCGGCAGGATTTGAACCTGCGACACTATTTAATAATTCGCGATAACCATGCAACTATATCGGGGATGCGCAACGCATTTATAACGCTATACACAAGTGCTTTGCGTGCCCTCGATGCCTTCCATCGCTGGAAGTGGCCGCTATTAACCATTTTCGAGCGCTGCCAATGCTCAAGGGATTCAAATTATGGCATTCCTTGCTCGTAAACTTCAGACCTATAATAAACTTCAAATTCGGTCATTTTGTGTACGGTTTTCATATCTCCGGCATTTCTAAAATTACAATTTCAATATGACCGTGTTTTACCCCTTGCCTAAATTGCCTGCGGGCCTCACAAAATGAGTCATAGGTTGTGTACCGGCGCAAAACTTCCGGATCGCCGGAAAGCGAATACCGCCGGTTAAACTCCATTTCCGTAGCCCACCATGCCTCCTTAGGGTTTCCGGTATGGCTAAGCATCGCCCCGAAAACCGTAAAGTACCCACGCGGAAGGAGCATGTTTACTCCTTCAATCTGTACTGTTATGGTTTCGTTTTCGTCCACTTGTCAAATAATTCTGATTTTAAATAGAAATATCCGCCGGCATTAAGGTGTTTTATTATTTCATCAATAATCCCTCCGCTAAAATCATCCACATAAAAACATATACTTTCCATTACCGATTTTTCATAGACCACGGCCCCATTAAAATCTAACTCCTTCTTTGTTGGATGCGGAAACTCGATCCATCCAGAAAGCCTATTAGTATCGCAGGAAAAGTTTGCGCCCGAAATGTAGCATCCGCCAATATTTGCAAGTTCTCCATGATCAGACAGTCTTAGTCTGCCGTCTTCAGAAAGAGTAAAAAGGCTGCTCATATCAAATCCGCTATATTATTAACGATTGAAATATATTTTGGCTGATACTTGCAAACCCGCAATCCCTCAGCCACCGCAAAATGCCAAACATCCGGACCGAACTCATTCACTATTTTTTTAGCCTCATCAAATGAGGCCTCGTAAGCGATTAGTGAAAATACTGCTTTGCCGGCATCGGTCAAATAGGAGCCGAAAACATGCTTTACGTTTGGGTCGATCAAGTACGTTTTGTCCGGCGTACAAAGCACGTTGGTCGTACTCATGTCGCCGTGAAAAAACGTTGCATCATGCGCCATATAGGCAATCCCTTCCACGCATTCCATTGTTTCCATTGTCGATCCAATTATTCCGACTGGAAGATTGTCGACATAGGTTTGGTAATCGTCAGTATATCGTATCTCTTTAATGCCAGAAAACGCCTTAATTAATTTGATATAATCTCGTGCCGTTGGCTTTTGGTGGTCTATAATCCTTTCAAGGACAATGCAGTCAGGGTTTGTGAATCGCAAAGTCGGGATACTGATGCCGTGCCGCTCGGCAATCCTGTACCACCTATGCTCCATCAGTGCCGTGGAGCACATTTTTGTTACTGTCTTTTCTGTAAAAATAAACTTATTGCCGGTAAACTCAGACCTCATTCCGAAAAAATCAGCGGTTTCACTTATTGTTATATCATCAATAAATAGCCTGCCCTCTTCCTTGTTGAATGAAATTATGTCATACGGCACCTCGTATTTACGGAGCCATGCTATCATCTTTGGCAGGTATTTCTTTTCTTTTTCAGGGAGTGTTAGTCCGTCACGGTTTCCCCGTGCAGTGACTATTTTTATAACCGGGTTTACGGTTTTTTTTAACTCCTGAAGCCTTTTTATTAGCGGCAAATTTGGCGGGTAGGCTTCCATTTCGCCTATGCTTTCAAGCGTCAACGTGTAATCGAAATCCACAACAATAGGCAGTTCGGCGCCAGGCATTGTGTTTCTTTTATTTGCCAAAATGCTATCGCGGACAAATGCCGCGCCATAGGCAAACCATGTTTCGCACTCGCTGCTATGCGACGTGTTGGACGGAAATCTTTGCGCCGCGAATTTTGTTGCGGCTTCGTTTATTTGTTCGTCTGTTATCATTTCAACGCGGCTAAATAATCCTCCGGATCGCCCACCCGGATAAATGTGTTTTCAGAAATCATTCGCGCCCCGATCATTCCGGACGCTATGCTGTTTGGGTCTGTCATTCGGTCAATCGTTGCGCCTACGTCTTTCAGGAAGTAGAGGCCGGATGAGCGGTATTTTGTTTCGGTGTCGCCTTTTTCTGTGACAGCGGTTAACGTGCCGTTTTCGTTCCGGTAAAGACCGCCGTATTTCGGGTTTTGTGATTCGAACCACCAAATACCGTTTACTTCCGGAATATTAGGCAGACTGTTTGGTGGACGTATTCCCGCAGGTATCACATCGCAGTCAACAATCAGCACGTTTTTACGCCCCCGCAATAAATCCAGCGTTTCCGCCCGGCTGGATGTCGGCGGGCCTTCCAATACCTCCACGTCGCATTCATCGAAACATGCCTTTATCAAGTCGATTATCCGCTGCCCTCCGTAGTAAAGCAGGTGTTTTGGCTTTGGGCTTAAACACTTCATTCTGGCGCCTTCGCCCCTTGCTGTGATGACTACGGTTATTTTGTCACTCATCAGATTGGGAATTAAGAATTTCAAGACAGGCGTCAACCGCCATTAAGACATCATAATGCCAAACGGTATGCCCGGGGTGAAAGCGAATTTTTACAACGCTGTTCTCCTCAATCATCTGATCCAGAATGGAGGGCGGAATATCGTCTTTCTGTATGTCATTAATAGACAACAGGTAATCGAAATACGCCCCGGCACTTTTGAAATAAGTGCGATGAACGTTTACTTCCATGCTGAACCCGCAAGGGCAAAGCCTGACAAGTTCGCTTATTTTATCTGCCGTATTCATGTCAGTTTTATTATGTACCATGCTGGGTTGTGTTTATCATTTAGCCATGTGATATTCAACTGTAGTCCGTGTTTCTCGCAAAATTCGTGCAGAGCCAGAGCGGTGCCCCAATTAAATGCCTTTGCCAGAACTCCGTTTTTATCTTCCCACCGGTCCGGGGTTAACGGTAGCAATCTTTCATCGGGCTGACTTAATCCGTAATCGTCGCCGCTGAATAGTCCGCCTTTTCGCAGTTTCGGCCACCAGGCGTTTAAGTCATTCAGGCAGTTTCGATAGTCGTGGCCAGCGTCAATGAAAATCCAGTCAAAAAGCCCATCGCTTTGCCATCCTGCAACATCGGCAGAAAAGCCTTTTATTAATACTCGCCTATCAGCGGCAAATCCGGTGTTTCGCTCTGCCTTATGCCTTATTCCGGCCCAATATGTTTCATCTTTGTCGTTCTTGTCTATCGTGCCGTCTTCCCTATGCGCCCAAGTGTCAACCATTAAATATTGCCCCGTCCAGTAATGCAAATTATGGGCCGAAAACTCACCCCAAAAAACACCGATTTCAGCGGCGAGTCCGGTCTGGTAAAAATGCGTTTGCGCATAGTGGGCGAAGTCGTAGCGGTCTGGGATCGGGGTCATAATTGTACTTTCCAACAAAATAAATGTTTCGAGTCATCGGATTGAATCCGCTGCACTTTGTCGCCAAAGGCATCATCTACCGCTTTTACTACACCGTCTTTGTAGTATTCGTCGTAATCATGTCCGGCAATTATCCCGCCTGGTTTAACCTTCGGCAACCATGCGGCAATGTCCGCCGTCACACTGTCATAGTCATGCGCCGCGTCGATGAAAACGAAATCAATTGAGCGGTTTTTAAACTGCTTTGCCGCGCCAACTGACATACTTTTAATTACCCGGTAATGACCTTTAAGTGGCTCCATTCCGGTACTGAACTTTTCCCAAACGGATGGGCCGTGCGAATAAATCCATGTTTCAGGGAACATATCGACGGCTACCATGTCAATTTTTTTGCCCCGGTTAAGGCACTCCACCAAACCGAAGGAAAAAGACTTGCCGGCGTAAACGCCAACCTCAACCCATGTGCCGCCGTCAGGTATCCATTCGGCAATTTCAGTGTAGAGATTGCGGAAGTTAAACCAACCCTCTACGGTGTGGTCGATGTGTGCGTATTGGGTCATTTTAGTTTTAATAGATTATCTGCGTATTCAGAAAACGATTCCGGCACCCCCGCTACGCCTAAAAAGTCGGCGGCTATCGCCATTCCAGGCCCAAAATTAGCAGGCGGCCTACTTCCCAACATGAGATTAGCCCAATCATTAATGGCATTTGCGCAAACCCATTTTTTGTAATCCAGATCAGACATTCCTTCCGGCCTTTCCGGTAGTTGCCCGGTTAATGATGTTTCTGAAAAAAATAAACAGTTTGTCATAATTGAACTTTCCAGGAATAAAATGGCCGGTCAATGGGGTGAAAATCGTCCGATGGTATCGGGATTAACCGGCTGCCGAATATCTCATCAACAACCGGCTTAACCTCATGCGGCTCGTTGTAATCATGCCCGGCAATGATGCCACCGGGTCTAACCTTCGGCAACCATGACAGCACATCACGCCGGACAGCTGCCTCCCTATGATCGGCGTCAATAAAAACAAAATCAATCGAACCGTTGGCAAAATGCGCGGCGGCTTCGCTGCTTTCCGCCCGGATTGTTTCGTAGTGTCCGGCTAAAGGCTCCATGTGATTGTGAAACATTTGCTCCATCGGCGTGCCGTTGTGGTGCCATGCGTCCGGGAAGGCGTCAACGCCGACCATGCGGACGTTTTTATCCTCATTCAAGCAGGCAACGGTGCCCCATCGAAAAGACTCGCCCCAATACACGCCTAATTCAACCCATGTACCGCCATTGGGTATCCATTTGGCTATTTCTTCGTAAAAAGAATGAAAATTACAAAAACTGCCCTCTTTCAGGTGTTTTTGCTCGTATTGCGGAACTTTCTCTGCGATTTTAGGCATTTTCTATATCGTTTTTATCCTCAATTCTCTTGTACAAAATGATTTTTCCGCCAAATCGAACCGTTATGACCTCGCCCAAATCTTCGCCGTCAAAATCAATAATACATTCGACTACCGAACAACAATCGCTCTCATTAAGAGGCTCGCGTCCCTCAATGCGCTTGGCGCCATTTCCGATTAATAAAACTGCTTTACTCATTTTTATCGAATTATTGTATTCATTTGCGGTATTCGAATAATCCGGATTCCGCGTTTGTCAAGGGTATGTTTTAGATAGGACTCGCTATGAAACATTTTCCCGGCGGCAAAGTGTTCGGCGTGGTCCAAGTAAACCGAAAAATAGGCCTCCATCGCCTGCCTTGATCCAAACGCGAATTGGTCATTAACTCCTTCCCAATAGTCCTGTCCGGTCGGAATATAGACGGTATCTGGCCGCATCTCGTAATCTTCGAAGCGGATCGGTCCGCTAAATATGATGTCATACCGGCAACGTACATAGCAATCGCAATCTTTCGGCGCTTGCTCCCATGCCCGGTACATGTTGTGCCACATATTCAGCGTGTTTTCCGGTTCATTTTCCGGCGCTTTGTTCTCTCGGTAGTGCTCCCAATCTTTGCGGGCAAATGGGCGCATATCGCCATGCGTTTCGTTGTAATCCATTACGCACACCTCGCCCGGTATCACCAGATTGTCGGCGTGATTTTGGCGGCATCGGTCATAGGTGCGGAGCCAGCCTGAGTAGATTAGGCAAACTTTCATTTTTTTAATTCGATCCTTGCGGTATATCGGTCGCTTCCGAGCGCATCCTGTACCGACTTTGTTAATGTCGTTTCAATATATTTCACGCCTGCTTCGAAGTCCGCACCGTCAGTGTCAATTTTTCCCTGCACTTGCGCCAATATGCCAAACGATTTCGCAACGTCGGCGGGCGTAATGGTCGGCATCTCAGATGAATGTTTTTGCTCGGCAATTATTACCATCCTGCATCTTGCTTTCTTGCCATGATCCTGTGTTTTAATTTTGATCGTCAGGCCATTCAGACTCTTTGTATGCCCGGCAAAGGTTATCCCCGAATATCAATAAAATAACGCCAAACACTCCGCGAAATCCGATTTGATTCCATAAAACAACGGCACCTATCGAACTAATAGCAAGGCCGATAATGTAAACTATTGCCCATTTTTTAAAGCCTGTCATACTGCCGTCTGATTTAAAAATTGAGGAACTAACCTGAGAATACTTTCCGCCCGCTGCCGGGCCGTGTTTTCAAGGTTGTAGTTTTTTATGATGTCATCTTTTGCTGCCTGCCACAACTCGCAGGCTTCCGAATACGGCAATAACTCCGGCGACGCAAACTCCCATCCTGGCCGCCCTGCGTAGTTGGTAATGCAGTAGCCACCGCCGATGGTCGCCACCAAAAGGTTGATATTGCTTTTGTGGTTATTGAAAATACATTCCGTAAGCGGTTTCCAAATTCCGTTTATTCCGAACATTCCCGTCTTCGGATTTTTCTTGAAAGATTCAATGTAAGCGTACACGTTCGGCATGTAAGGAATTGGCGGACCGCCCGCGTTTTCAAGATGCCGGAGCGGCGGCTTCCACCCGAAAAAAACCCATTGCTTTATCAACGGGCTTGCCTTGTTGGCCTCGTACCAATCCCACCCGTTAATTACGTCATGAGCCTGTATGGCTTTACCCTGCCAACCAAATAAACCCTCATCAGGTGCCGGTTCATCGGGTAAGTCTATCGGCAAAACAGCATTTGGTATAACAAACCCCGGAACGGATGGAGCAGCGCCTAATATAGCCGGTACTGATTCCAGAAAAGCAGGGGTGGAAAACCAAAACGTCGAAGCACACATTAACGCCTCAACGTATTGTTTCCTGATCGCCTCCCCCGAAAAATCATGGTAAAGGTCGTGCGTATCCGGAAGCATCATTACTGCGTCGTCTTCATCGAATATGACGGGCTTATCAATACCCGGCTGCCGGGCGGTTTGCAGTAGTTCTACTAACTGCCCGGCACTTTGCCCCCAGGGCCGGCGAGTGATTATTACGTCGTGCGCAATGATGTCCCCGAAGTTAAGGTCTTTCGCCTTGTAGGTTATATCGAAGACGCCGGGGTAAAGTTTTTGCATGACATTCAGCGGGCGGAACAGCCGCCAATAGCCGACGTTATCGAGGGAAGGGGGGTATATGACAAGGATTTTAATCATTGATTCAATTTTGCGAGTGCAATATTTGTATATCTATCAAATCCGGTAACATCCTGCCCGCAATACGTTGGCAAAAGTAGCGGCGCTCCGGGATCACTTATTTCCACCTCGACAATGATTAACCCGTTTGCGTAGGCGTCAATATCAATGTGATTGCCTCTGAATTCGGTAGAAATTCGCGCCTTTTCGATTTGGTATTTAGCCGAACTATAAAGAACGGCCCCATCTTTTAGCGGTATCTCGTACTCGTATTCGTCTCTTACTCCTTCGTGCCTGTCCGCCTTGTAGCACAGGAAAGCGGCATTGTTGTTAATTATTCGAACGCGCAACTGCTGACGCCGTGACAGCATTAAATACCCTTGTTTTATGCTTACAGTTTCCCCGTCTGGCATTGTATTGCCTGAAAACAAATACTTTCTTTCGTGTTCAATCATTTACAATTTCGATTTTTACTTTTTTACCGATTGCCATCGCGGCATTTAAAATTTTGATGTCGTAGTCTCCGGCGCTTTCCAGTTTGATTTTAACGGATTTGCGGCCCGGCATTTTTTCGACAAAGCCTGCCGCTTGCGATTGGGGCATAATATACGGGCGAACATCGTGGCAATCGCAGATAACGTCATCAGGATTGATCGAAACAGGCTCCTTGCAGGTAACATCAAAATAGGCGCATTCTTCTTTTACTGAGGTAACAAAAAATTCGTTTTTGCTCATTTTAAAATTCCGTTTCCAGGTTCGTTTTTAATTGTTCCAATTCTCTGAAAAAGCCTTTCCGGCGTATCGCCTGGCAAATAATCCACCTCTTTAACTCCGTTTATTTCATCGCCTATCGCCGGATTAGTGACCAAATATATTTGCCCGCCAATAGCAACCAGCAAGTTTTTGCCAATTGCGGCGACGGTAATGTTCCCGTCTTCGGTTTGAATATATTTTGCGGTCATTGATTCTGAGTGGTTTTCATTGTTTCAACCTTTCTACAATCAATTTTTTAAGCGCCTCAAAATCCTCCATCCGATTTTCTGGTAGGCCAAAGGCGCGAACGTCAGTTTTTTCAAAGCCATCCAAAACCAACCCAAGCCAACCGGCCTCTTTTATCTCATTGCTTAACTTATTTCGCACATTATTAATTTGGTCGGAAGATATATGCGGAAAGCAAACAACCAGGAGCGGCTTGTATGACAATGGTGTCGCGGGCAGCCTTTTAAGTAGAGCGTCTGCAATAAATTGAGCCAGTTCCTTTTGGCCATCGGTATCAGCGGCGCTTTCCGGTGGGGTTACATGGCCTATGAATACTGATTCGTTTTCCATATTTTACCTGATCATTATAATGTCTTCTTCGAATAAATAGGAGCCCTGTTGGCTTCCGAGTTTATAAAAGTAAAGAAACTTGCTCATTATTTGCGCCACTACGCCGTCGATTTTTTCGCTTGACTTCTTTTTGTTTGGCTTTACGTTTTCCTGGCTATCCATGTCAAGAGCGATATTTTTATACATCCACGATGTAACCGGGTTTTCGTCGATGTCTACAAGGTTGGATGTTATCTCTTTTTCAATTGCCTTTGTCGGTGGAGACATATCAGAATAATACGGCTTAACCGGCACCATTTCCAATCCCTCAGATTCAAGTTCTGCCGCCGTCTCCCAGGCATTCCATTTGTCAAACGCTATCGAATCAAACCGCATATTTTCCCGCTGCTCCCGAATGATATTTTTCATAAAACCGTAGTTTGCCGTCTCTCCGGGTGTTAAAATCAAATACCCGTCTTTTGCCCATTGCTCATACGGGACATCGTGTTTTCGCTTTTCTACCGTCGCCTCTGGCAGGAAGTAGACGGTTTTATGTATCGCCCGCAAATCGCCGCTTTCAGGTGCGTAAAAATTCAGCGCAGTTATGTCATTTGTTGCCGCCAAGTCAAAAGACGGGTAAACCGTCCTGCCGTGAAATTCCGAAAAATCAATCTGTCGCATGCACCCATTCACCTTTTCCTCGGGTATCCAAATTTTAGGGGCATCCAGCCAGCAGTTAAAATTCTTTGTCAGTACGCCCACCCTGGTATAGCTCCCTTTGTTCCTGGCAGCCCGAACCCGCCCCAAAATAAAATCTTCCGTCGGGGTACTGCCTAAATTCGGGTTTGACTTTTTTGCAAGCCTTAATATTTCCTTTGCCTCGATAGGGTCATCTGGGTCAAGAGTCAAAATATCATCTGCCGTATCTTCTTTATCGTGGCAGAAGATCATTGCAAAAAGATTATCCTGCCGGCGTTCACCTTTCAAAACTGCTAAGGCGTTTGGACGATCTGTTTTGAAGCATGGATAATCCTTGTTGAACCCAGCGGTCGTGATCGTGAAAAGCATTGGGACATCCCAAGTGCCCATGCCTCCCACCATGACCTCCGTCACGGAATCGTCGGGATGAGCGTGTTTTTCGTCAATTACAACACATACCGGATTTTTGCCGTCCAGGTTTTTTGCCTCAGCACTTACCTTTTGGATAAACGAACCATTTTTATGGTTCACTGAATTTACCCGAATTACAATATCTTTTCGAGCCTTCGGGCTGTCCGCCCTTAACCTTTCCGAAAATCCCTTTACCGCACGGAAAACCTCGTCGGCCTGCTCCCTGGTTGTTGCCGCCGTAAATACGCCGGCTCCGGTGTTGCCCTCATAAAAGCCAATGTAAATTTCAATGAACGCCGCAAATAGTGACTTGCCCCATTTCCGGGACACTTCCAAATAAGCCTCCGTGAACCGGCGTTTGCCGTCCCGCTTTCGCCTCCACCCAAAAAGCGCCGCCGTGATAAACGCCTGGTTATCCTGAAGATTGAACCGCTCGTTTGCAATTCCCTTATTCCCGGAAGGGTGCCTCAATGCCTTTAAAAAACTAATCGCCTGCTGTGCTTCCTTTTCATCGAAGTAGTATCCGAATTCTTCGGGGTCTTTTTCAAGGTCGTTTAAATGGCGGACAACCGTTAGTTTGGTAATGACGCTTACCAATTCCTTGCCAGCCATCACGTTTTCAATATATCTTCGGTACTGCTCCATTTAGTTGAGAAAGTCCAGCGGGTCGCCCGCTTCCGGCGGTTTTTCTGGCGCCTTTAATCGCATCCGCGCCAATGGTGTTAAACCGAATTGGTCAAACATTTGCCTTAAAACCATTACGGCGGAATCGTACACATTCCAACGAGGGTTTTTAACCTTTCCTCGTGCAGCCTCAATCACACTTCCCTCCATCTGAATTGCCAAATATTCACGCCGAGACGTAACCAACGCCTTGCAAAAAATCTCCATTGCTACCGGGTCGGCAGCCGTTAAATTTCCGCTAACCTTAACTCTTTCGCATATCCATTCCCATGCCCCGATATGATCTTCGTCGAATCCGTCAGGCGGGGCTGGGTCTTCGTCGACCACCGGCAACACCAAACGCGCAGCGTGTTTTGTCGCGTTATACGTTCCGTCTTGCTTATGTAGTGCTGTATCTTTAGGCAGCCTTCCTTTCATTTTTTAGACCGGCTTAAAAAACTCCAATTTTGGAAAATCATGTGTCTATT